TTCGCCGCCCGCACTGAAATCCGCCTGCACCCTGTTCGAGCTGCAATACAATTCCTGTCGCTGGCCGATCGGGGACGACTTGTTCTGCGGCCACGAGAAGGCCGGCCGGGCCTATTGCGCCGACCATAACAAGCTCGCCTATGCGCGCCAGAAATGATGACCGAAAACCAAATCCAGCAGCAATTGACCCGGCTGCTGGAGAGTTACTGCCGGCCGGACGTGACGTGGTTCGCAGTGCCCAACGGCGAGTGGAGATTCCCGAAGACAGCAGCCCGACTCAAGGCGCAGGGCGTGCGTCCAGGCGCTCCGGACCTCGTGCTGGTGATAGACGGGAAGTTTTACGGCGTCGAGGTCAAGAGCGAGAAGGGCCGTTCCTCCGAGGCGCAGGTCGCCATGGGACAGTTGATCGAGCGTTCCGGCGGTAACTATATTGTCTGCTACGGCCTGATCAGTACAGTTGAATATTTATCGAGAATTAGTGTTTTTGCCCCTGGCGTAAAGTTCACGTTTCGTGATAATGGGGAAACCATCCTTAGATCACTCTAGGGAGGGGCCGGGCTTGCTTTTCAGGTGCCGCATCTAGCAGCCCGGCCTTTTAAACCGGGAATCAGGAACCATAAACCAATGAGCATAGATATCTCAAAACTGCGCCGAGTACAGGCGACCGAGCAACCGCGGGTCTTGATTTACGGCCCGCCGGGGCTCGGCAAAACCACCTTGGCCAGCGAGTGGCCCAGGCCGGTGTTTATTCAGGTCGAGGACGGCACACCGGCTGGCCTGGAGTTAACGAGCTTCGGGCGTATTACGACTTACGATGAGATACTTGACTGCATCACTGCCCTTTACAGTGAGGGGCAGGACTATCAGACGGTCGTGCTCGACTCGCTCGATCGCACCGAGCCGCTGGTATGGCGCAAGCTGTGCGAGACGCGCGGCTGGGAAACCATCGAAAGCCCCGGCTACGGCAAAGGGTACGCTGAAGCAGATATGTACTGGCGCGATCTTATCGACGGATTAAACGCCCTTCGGTATGAGCGAGGCATGAATGTTGTATATGTGGCGCATAGCGCTATCGTCACTGTTGACGATCCGATGACGCAGTCATATTCGCGTTTTGATATCAGGTTACATAAACGGGCGCTCGGGATATTCCAGGACGAGGTCGATGCCATCCTGTTCCTAAATCAGGATGTCGTCATTAAGACCGACGCAACCAAAACCAAGAATGCGCGCACTCGCGCCGATGGCGGCGGACACCGCTGGATTTATGCCGCACCCCGACCGGCGTTCGTTGCGAAAAACCGTTACGACCTTCCAGATAAGATTATTTTCGACAAGGGTAAGGGTTACGAGAAACTGAAAGCCAATTTCCCGTCACCATCACCAAAGGAGGAAAAAGAAAAAGCAAAGAAAGCCAAATAATGCCAAATGTAATCAGGAACCCGTCAGGAAATAGGAACGGACACCATGGCTATCATTAATTTCGATCAGACCAAAGTGCCGGAAGGCACAAGCTTCGCGCCAATCCCGGCTGGGCGTTATCTAGTGGAGATAATCGAAACGGATGTAAAGCCGACCAAAGCCGGCAACGGGCACTATCTCTATCTTGTGTTCAGGGTGGTTGAAGGCCCGTATGAGGGGCGTCAGTTGTGGGACCGTATTAACTTTGACAACCCATCACAACAGACGGTGGAGATCGCCCAGAAAACGCTCAGGAAGCTTTGCCGACTGTGTGGGTACCGTCCGGCCGTTCTAGAAAATACTCAGGAGCTGCACTTCAAGCGTTTCTATATCAACGTCGCGATCGAGACCACTCCGGGTTATGACCCGCAGAATACGGTACGTTATTCGGAGGTGCAGGTCGAGGCCGTGCCGACATCCTCGCCTACGTCACCTATGCCGCCGCAACAACCGCAGGAACCTGCCCGCCCCGCGGCGCCGGTCGCGGAGGCCAAGCCTTGGCAGCGTAAGGCCCGGTTCTAAACAAGCGGCGCGGCTTACGGGTCGCGCCATCAATCTTACCGGAGACGACAGCCATGGTCGCTATTGTCATGAAGCATGACACAACAGCCGATTTGATCTATCGGCGCTACCTGACTTCTGCGGACCGCGAGGAGCGCACTTATCTCGGTGCGTCGGTGATCGGCAACGAATGCTGGCGAGCACTTTGGTATGCGTTTCGCTGGGTTTACGAGCGTGACCCTGACGAGTTCAGCGGGCGCATGCTGCGGTTGTTTGACACCGGCCACCGCGAGGAGGGGCGGATAATCGACGATCTGCGCGCTGGTGGGGTGTTTGTTTTTGGCGAGCAGACTGGGTTCGAGGCGCTGGGCGGGCATCTGTGCGGGCATGTCGATGGCATCGCGGGCGGCCTGCCGGAGGCGCCGAAAACACCGCATGTGATCGAGATCAAGACTCACAACGACCGGTCGTTCAAGGCGCTGTTGAAGGACGGACTTAAAGCCTCTAAGCCACAGCATTACGCGCAGCTCATGCTTTACATGCATCAACTGAAATACACGCGCGGGCTTTATGTGGCCGTCAACAAAAACGACGATAGTGTCTACACCGAAAGGGTCGGCCACGAGGGCGTCAAGTTCGCGCAAGTGCTACTGGATAAGGCCGCACATATTATCACCGCTGACGAAGCCCCGCCAAAATTACATGAAAATCCAGACGCTCCGCAGGCCTACGTCTGCGGCTGGTGCCCAGCAAAGACAGTCTGTCATGAGGGTTTCGGCGCCCGCCGTAACTGTCGAACATGCATTTCCGCCACGCCGCTGCTTAAGGGGAATGATGGCGAATGGCACTGCGATTATCACGACGAAAAGCTGACCATTATCGCCCAGAAGGCCGGCTGCCCTGATCATCGCTACCTGCCGTCTCTTGTTCACGGGAAACAGGTCGATGCGGACGAGCCCAAACGAATGATCTGCTACGTGCTTCCTAACGGCGTTCTATGGACGGACAAAGGACCAGGGAGCAAGCCCCATGGTTGAGCGCGTAATCGTTACTTTATCCCCGCCATACCCGAAGGCTGGCACCTATGGCAGCGTTATTCGCATGACCAGCCGCGATATTCATAAACTAGAGGTAGCCGCCGCGCATTTGGGGATGAGCAGATCGCAACTAAGCAGAATACTAATGCTGCGCGGCGCGGAAGGAATCCTCGACCAGCTTGGTGTGAAGGTTGTTTATAAGGAAACAAAGTCATGAACGAGACCAGCTGGCGCAATTGTGCAAAAAGCTTCACTGAGATTGGGCGTTGTATGGAAAAGATTGAACGCAACTTGCGTGAGATTCAAGCAATCAACGCTATTGATGAGTATGGGAGCAGGGAAGCTATTTATGCCATACGTGCAGCGGCGAACAAAATTGCCAGTGAAGCTAACTCGATGATATTTTTTTTGAAGGAAAAGCAGTCATAAATGAACGGCGCCGGCTTCACTCTGCGGCGCTATCAGCGCTCTGCCCTCGATGCCGTTTATTGTTACTGGCGCGACGAGGGTGGTAATCCATTAATCACCTTGCCTACCGGTAGCGGTAAGAGCCTGATCATTGCCGCCCTGTGCCAGGAGCTGCTGCACGACTATCCAAGCCTGCGAATTGGCATCGTGACGCATGTGCGCGAGCTAATCATGCAGGATTACTTGGAGCTGCTCCGGCTGTGGCCGGAGGCACCGGCCGGCATCTACAGCGCCGGGATTGGCCGCCGCGACCGGCGGGCGCCGATACTGTTCATGGGCGTGCAGAGCGTCTGGCGGCGCACCGACGAGATCGGTGCTTTCGATATTTTGATGATTGATGAAGCGCACCTCGTCAGTCATGAGAAGGCGACCTCCTATCGCCAGCTTATCGATGCACTACGCAAGAAGACTCCCGATATGCGCGTGCTCGGGTTGACCGCCACGGCATTCCGCCTCGATACCGGCCGGCTTGACGAGGGCGAAAACAGGATATTTGATCAAGTCGTCTATGATGCCAATGTGCGCGATCTGATCAATCAAGGATATCTCTGCAATCTGCGCTCTAAGCGCGCGGCTATGCAAATAGACGTCACCGGCATCAAGAAACAAGGCGGCGAGTTCGTTGCAAAAGAACTGGAAATACGTGTTGATCAAGATTGGATAACTACCGCCGCCTGCAACGAGATGAAAGAGTACAGCGACAGGTTCAACCGCAAAAAATGGTTGGTGTTCTGTGTTTCGGTCAATCACGCCACGC